CTTCTTGAGTATTTCAGCCTGTACCGCAGCCTGACTCATAGAGTTAGCTACCTTATCAGGGTCTAAATCCATACTCTTAGCAATCTCTCTTACTATGTAATCCATTCGTGCAAAAGGAGCAAGAGCAGGATTAGATACTGTCTGCATAAATTGCATTAGCCTTTGACTACGTACTTCATTAGCCATAAGACTTTCTGTACCCTGTGCTTTAATTTCTAAATCACCTTTTATTTCAGAGTCAAAATCAAACTGCATATTAAAACTAAAAAAAGCTTTACCTAAAGGACCTAGCAGATAATCATCAACATTTTTTATAACACTTCTAATAGAGTTATTAGCAGCGTTCATTAACATACTAATACCTGATGCTGTACGTCCTACTCCTGATATACCTGTCTGACCATGAGCAAAAGATGGAAAGCCTGTACTCTCGTCTGCTAACTGTCGTGCTTTGTCAAACATCTGCATGTTTTCATTCGACACATTAGGAAACTTTGTACCAAAGATAGCCTGTCCCGGTGCGCCGCCTTGTCTTCTAAATATTTTTCCCGGATACACAGATAAGTCTTGTCCCGGAACTAAATTTGTTTCATCTACTTCTATAATAAGATTACCTGACAGTGCAGCATTATCTACGGACATACGCATAAAACCATTCATCAGTGTCTGTGTATCATCCATGTTTTCTGCAATACCTACACCAAATATACTGTATGGGTTCATTTCGTAGGGTGTTGCATAGTAGGGTAGATAGGCAGGAGTAAACGGATTCATAACAAGTCTGAGAACATTGTTGTTACATATCCAAATATTTACACTAACTTGTTCTACATCACCTAACTCTTCAGGTATATCAACATCATACTCTTCTATTATATCTCTATCAACAAATCCCCAAAACTCTAGAACCTCAAACCTTTCGGCTCTGTCCTCTTGGTTATTGTCTTCCATAACATGTTCCCACCACTCTTTATTGTACATCTCTCCTTCATTAAGAGACTTATCAATAGCATTTTCTCTAAAGAATGGTCTTTTCTTTAATGCACGTAACTGAGAACGAGACATCTTGTGTCTCTCTATAATAAACTCTGCTTCATCCATATTACTTGCATCAGGGTCTGGATAAAAATTCCAAATAGATACGTGAGAAGTTTGTGGTACAGTTTTAAAAAGTGGGCTATAGATTCCCTCTTCATTCCAATTAGGATACTCTTTATCTACAGCAAAAGGTCCTTTCATTATGCCTGTTCCAAAAAGAGCCGCTTCAAAGGCTGCGGCTCGTAGTTGTTTTTTAGCATTAGACTCTTCTAATTGGTCATGTATTTTCTTTTCCATCTTCTTGGCTGCAACCATTGCAGGATGAAAGTTAACAGACGTAGGACTACCTGTTGATTTAAAATCTATTTTATCTTGAACAGGATTTAAATCATCTGTTAAAGGACCAACTCTTTCGTTAAACTCTGGAAGTGTTTCTCCTGCCAATAGTTTAGGTAGTTCTTTAGGTGCTGTACCTGCTTGTTCTGTAGCTTCTTTTAGCTGTGGATTTGTTTCTAAACTTACTGTATCTTCTACACCATCAGGTAAAATTGTAGGGTCTATACTGAGTGGAAACTTATTACCACCAAACAATACTTCTACAAGCTGTCCATAAGCAGCAAGAACTTTTGTTTTGGTTACTTTAACAAATACCTTTGATTTTTCTGTAGAAGTAAACTGTACATCAGGACTATATAAACCACGATAGTTTCTGTAAGCCTGTATCCATCGCTCTTCATCACCTCGTCTGTTTGTTTCTGCTTTGGAGTATTTACCTTTTACAAAACTAACTATGTCTCCTGCAGGTGCATCTGTTAGTGCATCCTGCTCCATATCCTCAATTGCTGATGCTTCTATTGAGTCAGGGTTTATATTATCTTCTTCCATATTTTACCTCAGTATCCAAAAGTTGAGTCAGCCATTTGAAAACCAGAACGCTGCATATCTGGGTTGTAGTCAAACAAACTACTACGTGGTCGTGTCATTACACCATACCGTAGTGCATCGTATAAGTGGTCTTCCGACTTTGTATCTACATCTTCCGAGTTGTTCTTGTCGAGTGGGATAGAAGGAAGTTGAGATATAATATTTGTACAAGTGTTAAAGAAGACAATGCGTGGTTCTTCGGTAAATTCATCAACTTGCAATCGTCTGTGTATTTCGTTCTTTCCTGCAATTCTACTTCCTTTACTTCTATCTGAAGGTCTCCAACGACAGCCTTTAATTATCATCTGCTCGGCTAGTGAAGGTCCTGTATCTCCTCGTTTATGCCACAAAGAACTATCTAGTACACCGTAGCGTATCGTCCCATCTTCCTGTTCAGCTTCAAGCACCATATCAGCTAAGTCTGTTGCCAATACTTTTGATGCATACAACTCTCTGTAGACTACTAGTTGCTCTGAGGGTGTTACAGCTATCCAAACAACTCCTGTATGACTTCCGTATCCATAGTCACAGGCTCTAAACTTTGTCCAACTGTTTGGTATACTATAAGGGTCAACAACGTGTATAGTCCTATTCCACTCTGGAAATGCTGCTCCTTCATTAACATCCCAATTACCCTCTAGTAGTTGCTTGCGTTGATACTCAGGTAAAGATAAAAGGTTTGCTTCATACATCCCATCTTCAGCTAGATACGGATTATCAAAAAGAGTAGCAGGAATAAATCGCCTTTTAAATAATGGTTTGCCTTCTTGACTGTGACCCTTAGGCATTTGAAGAATCTTGCCTGTCTCTAGGTCTGTTGCCCAAAAGGATGTGTTGTGTGGTGCAGGGTCAATAAACATTTTCTTTACCCAACTGTGTCCTGCTCCTCCGGGGTTTGATGTAGCTCTCTGGTATAAATCTAGTCCACTTCCTTTTGCTGTACGTAGTCTTGACCTCATGTAGTCAAATGGATAAGGACTTCCCCACTGTGTAAGTTCATCAAACCCTATCCAACTAAAAGCCTGTCCCTGATACCGTGTAACATCATCATCTCTGTCTAGGTAAGACATCCAGAGCGTTGCTCCTGATGGTGCTACCCAAGTCTTGTCTCTTTCCATAAAGCGTATATTAGGTATTGCCTGTGGGTAGAGTTGTTTAGAAACAGAGATAAGTTCTCTTAGTTCCTCTGTTGTACGTCTTATTAATAGTCCTCTAAACTGAGGATTATTAAAGTAACGTACAGGGTCGGCTAACATTGCGTAAGACTTACCACCTCCTGCTGAACCACCGTATAACACTTCACGTTCTGTAGACGAAAGAAACTCTGTTTGTGGTCCTTTATTTGGTTGGAAGATAACATTTTGTGCTTCTTCCGTTTCTATCGGCTCAGGCTTCGGTTGTGCCTGTACCTTGGTCTCTTGCACCAAATCTTGTGGTTTCGATTTTTTCTGCCTTCTCAAGGGCTTCTTTGTACCTTTGGGCAAGGTAGCGTTGGTTTGAAGCTTCTCTCTTACGCTTTTGTTCAAGTTTTACTCTTTTCATCAAACCTACATGGGATATGTAGCGTCCAGACTGTTCACTCAACCAGTTCGATACATCTCTGTAGCTGTACTGTTTTAAATACTTCTTAGCCTTCTCTAACAAATCTAATTCTTCTACTATTGGTAAAAGAATATCTTTGTCTTCTGCGTCTTGTTTGTAGCCAAAGGGTACAGTCCGTCCTACTCGTACAACAGGTTGCCAATCAAACCCATCTTCTGTTTCCTCTGGTACAGGCAGTTTCCAGTCTTTAGTCGTTCTCATTATTCTTTGGTGGTAGGATGAACAGAGGACTAGCTGCCGTTACCTCTACCTTATCCGTTTTAGTAAATCCACTACGGTCTAGTACATCCTTAGCTGCTACCATCTTTTCTTTATTACCTAAGTCTGTAGGACTGTGCATTACTTCATACATAGAATAGGCTGCTTTAGTAGCTGCAGAAGAAATAAATTGTTTAGTCAAGTCAGCTATTTGTTCTTTAAGAGCAGCAGTAACAGAGGAAGTAGCAACATTGTCACTGTATCCTGCAAGCTTCTTAGCCTGAAGAGGATTACCTCGTGCTTCTTCAAAGAGTACATCTAGAAACTTTTGTTGTTTTTCTGTAAGTGCCATTAGTTTAACTCAAAATGAGGACCATCAATAAATGGTCTTCTGCCTTGACTTCTTCTTACGTCTATGTAATTATTCATAGCGTCTTCCATTGGTCTTTCCCAATCAGTTATGCTGTCTATATTCCATGCTGCTCCCCAACGTATATTAGCTCCAGTTTCTTTAGCTGCGGCTTTCATTGCGTCTGCTATATCATCATACATCACAATGTCCCAACTTGGGTTACTGCCATCGTAAGCCATTAAATCAACAGCGTGTGATGTTCCGTCATCCTGTATAAGGTGGCGAGACTTCATTGTTTGTGAGCGTCCTGCATTGTACAGCTTCTCCTGCTCTTCTAAAGAACGGACACCATAGATAACTCCAAAGTCCACTTTGCTCACTTCGATAGCACGTTTTACTGTATCCACTAGTACAGGATTTACACCCTCTAGTTTACCTAGACTTCTACTTGATAGTTTAAATGTCACGGCTTTACTCCTTTTGGTAAAAAATCAACAAGTTTTGGTTTTGGAGGTTGTATAAACTTTGGTATAGTTTTCCAAAATTTAAGTTCTTTTGCTAGTTTATCCCTTGCTACAGATACAGCACCTTCATTTATAAGAGCCTGTGTTTGTGGATTTAACTGTGCAGTCTTTTGCATTTCTTTAAATCCCATACCATTTGTTAAACGAGTTACTTTTTTACCATTACTTTTAGGTATAGACATTATTTCTTTTTCATCCCATTAAAAAATTTACCTGCAGACCGTGTGGCAAAACTTGCAGATACAATAGCTCCTAAGGCTATCTGATACCACTGTGGCATACCTGCCAAAGCCGTAAATCCGTCTGCTACTATACCCCTCCCCCATTCACCACAGAAGCTCAGTACTAGAGGAATGCTGAACAGTAGAGTCAGCCATTCATCTTTCCACGAGGACTGTGATGCCCTCATAGCAGCTAAGTCCCAATCTATCTCACCTGTGGCTTCTTTCATGCGAATGGTTGCTTCAGCCTTCTGAACAGCAACCTTACCATCTAGGTAAGAAGATGCTAAACTAGATACAGAACTTAGTAGTGTACCTAGCATTATACGCAGTCACAATCTTCATGGCATTTTTTATTTAACAATGCACACCATAATCTTTTTAAATATTTTCTCATCGTTCTTCTTTCCTCATCCCTTTTGTTTCTAATTTCTCTGCTCCCATCCAGATTGCAAAGCTCCCTGTCATTGCTCCTGTAATCACGGATATTAGTCCTGCCTGTTGTGTGGTCAACTCTGGCTGACTCAAAGCCCATTCTATACAACGAATGTAAACTCCTGTCATAACAAGCATCATAAGTCTTGGAAGTATTCGCCATCTGTCAAGTGTCTCTGGAGTCATCTTTATCCTTTATAACTTCCTTTACCCAATTACCGTTTTCCCCAGTCTTCTCACAATACTCACACTTGTCATCTTCAATGTGATGCCCACAGACTTCACAGGTAGGCTCATAAAGCATCAACTGTCTACACTATTATTCTGTGCTATAAACTTATTAAGCACATCTTCGTTTACGCATATAACTCTTTCTACAGGTCTTTGCCTATAAAACTTCCATACAGTTTTTACAAGGGGTTCAGGATTATTCTTTACAAACTCTTTACACTCAGTTACACTATGAAAGTGTCCGTGTTTTGGTTGCTTAAATACTAATATATCCTGCATACCATTGTTATGGACTCCTAGCATTACAGCTACAGCAAACCATGCCTTAACTATCATTCTCAAAGTATCCTATGTTATGTAACTTTTCTATAACTTCTTGTTTTTTTAGCGATGCTTTTAGGTTGCTTAACGAATTGCTTTCCTGCCTTTGTGCCTTTTCTTTTAGCTTTAGTTGTTGCTGCGTACTCTTTGGGTGATAGAGCTTTGATTGCAGCTTCTGGAAGATAGCGTTCTCCAGTTTTGCTACTGGGTTTACCACTCTTGGTTCTCCACTTTTGTTTTGACCATGATTTAAGACTTCTTTGACTTTTCTTTAGTGGCATTATGTTTTCTCTTTAACGAAACTTTTGCTTGCTTGGCGAGTCTGGACTGTGTAGTTTTCCCTTGAACGGCTGCACGTTGCTCCAGAACGGTGAGGATTTGTGTTTTCCTTGCGTATGGTTTGCTAATTCTCTTAACTTTAGAAATAGTGTCTTTCGCATCTTGGATGGTTGCATACTTAATACTCACCGTATCTTTAGGATTCTCATCCGTGTATAGCCTTCTGCCTGTATTTTTAGGCTTCTTGCCTGTGCCAACTTTAGGGTCTTTAGCGATAACCACCACCCTTAGCTTTGTACTGCTTGGCTAACATCTGAGCCTTTCTAGCACTCCACTGTCCGGGCTTCCCACCAGAAGAACCTGCTTTGATTCGGCTAAACAGGTTCTTTCGCATAGTAGGTTTGGTATAGTTACCTGCCTTATTAACGGTTGACTTAGCCATATGACTAGCCTTTCATTATCTTGTAGCCTTTAGCCTTAGCAGCAGCTCTGAGTTGACCAACAGACATGCCTCCTGCTGCGTAACCCTTCTTCTTCATAGTAGCTCCACCCTTAGCCATACCCTTCTTCTTTTTGGTCATACCACCTTTGTTCATTTTGCCTTTACCGTCCATTGCAAACTTGGGCATCATCTTCCCTGTTTTAGGGTCTTTAGCCATAGGCATTTTGACTCCACCCTTAGCCATTCCTTTTTTCTTCATTGCAGCTCCACCACGAGCCATACCTTTTTTCTTCATCTTACCTTTTTGCATTGCCATAGTTATTTCTCCTCTTTAGCATATAAGTTATTAAAGACTCGTTGAGTATCCCAAACATACTCAGTCTCTTGTTTTGAATGGAACACCCTCTGGTTCGGCATAAAGTCAGGTGGTCCTTCCCCTGTCTCAAACCATGCAGGGTGGGTTACTCGTACTCGATTGTTTGGTAACGCTACTATGTTACCAGTGTACTCTCCTGCTTCCATCAACTCTAACACATGACTTTGTTTATGTTGAGCCGGGTCATCTGCTATCTCACTATTTGTATAGTCTACAGTAAAATAGTATTTCGCAGGGTAGAACTCTCCTTCTATCTTGGCTATCCAAGGAGCAGGAGTCGCTCTATTCAAAACGTAGACCGAGTGGTCATGCGACATGCAATCCCAAGGCTGTGCTACGTATGGTGGTAACTCTCGCGGCCATTCGTCATATGGTGTGTCACCAACCAATGCTGTGATGGGCATCCTAGCCCACATTGCTCCACCGTGTACGTTCTCTTCTTCTGTATCGTCTGTCTCGCATCCTGTAAATATCACCTGAAAACTCAGGGATCTGT